GGCACGCGCTCCTGCGGGCGATCGTTCAAGGGGACGCTGCAGGACCGCGACGAAGGACCGAGGAGGACGAGGAGCGGTACGTCGCCGAGCTGAACGCGAAGGCTGAAGCTGGTAGGGCGAAACTGCGCGCGGAGGAACGTGACTATCCCCTCTGATCCGCCGGTCTACGAGGAAATCGCAAAGGTCGAGCGCGCGCTCGCCGTCGAGGGACAGGCGCCGCGCCGGTACACGAACGATGCGCGGACGCGGATCGCGGAGACGGTGGCCGACCTCGAGCCGCAGTTCATCCGCGGGATCGCGGGGTCGGTCCTGCGGAAGTGGGATAGGCAAGGACTACCGCCGCTCGGGATCTGGCTCCGGCTCGCCGACGATCTTCGGATCACGGCTGGGAGGATGAGGACCGCGATCGGCTCGCCGCCAGGGTGCGGATCGTGCATGGGCGGGGCCCTCCTCCTCCTCGTCTCGCTTCCGCATGGGAACATCGAGCCGCAGGCCTATGCGTGCGAGTGCGACGCGGGGAAGTTGACGGGTCTCCCTTCGTGGGGAGTCGCGGCGACGCGATGGGCCGGGCGGGTAGACCGGTCTTCGTTCTACGGGCAGGGAGACCTTCGCAGGATGCACGAGGTGCTCGCGCGGTGGGACGAGTCGAGGCGTGGGGCGCAAGGTCGTGGTGAGGTGACGGCGGAGATGCGCTGGACACCGCCGGCGATGCCGGAGAAGGGGCCCGTGCCGATCTCGAACGTGACGCCGACGCTCGACTTCCGCCAGCGCGCGGCGGGCGAACGCGAGGAACCAGAAGGCCCCACGGAGGCCGCCGCCGTGGATCCCGATTGCCCTTTTTGAAGGAGAACGTAAGTGAAGATCGTGCAGCTCGAAGCGGAGAACGTGAAAAGGTTGCGGGCGGTGTCCATCCGCCCAGACCCGAACGGGAACCTCATCGTGGTTGGAGGGGAGAACGGAGCGGGCAAGTCCGCCGTCCTCGACAGCATCGAGATGGCGATGGGCGGCGCCGCGCACGCGCCTCCGGAACCGGTGAGGCGCGGAGAGAAGACGGCGCGCGTCGTCCTCGATCTCGACGAACTGGTCGTCTCGCGGAGCTGGACCTCGGACGGGAGGTCGACGCTCGAGGTCCACGCGAAGGGGAAGGGGAAAGTCACGTCGCCGCAGGCGCTTCTCGACTCGCTCTTCGGCCGGCTCTCGTTCGAGCCGCTCGACTTCCTGCGTCTCGCGCCGAAGGAGCAGGCGGAGACGCTACGGAAGATCGCTGGGCTCGACTTCGCCGACCTCGACGCCGCGCGGAAGGCGGCTTTCGACGAGAGGACGCTCGTTAACCGGAAGGAGCGCGAGCTTGCCGGCGCCGTCGCGCGGATGCCCGCGCCACCGCCCGGAACGCCGGACACGGAGGTGGCCCTCAAGGACCGCATGACCGCGCTCGAGGCGGCACGCGCGAACAACCGCAAGAGAGAAGACGAGATCCAACGCGAGCGGGGCGTAGAGGCGCAGATCAAGCGAGCCCTGGACAACATCGCGGAGTACGAGGGCTTCCTCGCAGGGGAGCAGATGGAGCTCAGGCACTGGGAGGAGGATCTGGCGCTCGTTGAGGGGCGGATCGCCAAGATCGCCGTCGTGGACGAGGAGCCGCTTCGTAAGGCCGTCGAGGAGGTCGAGGCGGTGAACGCGCGGGTCCGTCAGAAGCGAGCGCGGATCGCGGCGGAGATGGAACTTGCCGTGATCCGAAACGAGGCGGCGAAACTCGTCGGGCAGATCGACGCCGCAGACGAGGAGCGCGCGCGGCGGCTCGCGGGCGCAGCCTTCCCCGTCGAGGGACTCGGGCTCGACACGGAGAACGAGCGCGTCACCTTCGGCGGGCTCCCACTCGAGCAGGCGTCGCAGGCGGAGGCGCTCAAGGTGTCCCTTGCGATCGGGGCGGCGCTCAACCCGAAGCTCCGCGTCATCCGATGCCGCGACGGCTCGCTTCTCGACGCGAAGGCGGTCGCGTTCATCGCCGATTGGGCGAAGCGGGCGGACATGCAGGTCTGGCTCGAGCGCGTCGGGGACGGCCCGGAGGTCTCCGTCCTGATCGAGGACGGGGCGGTGAAGGAGACGCGATGACGACCCAGATTCAGGAGACGATCACCCTCGACGTGATGGAGTGCGGGAAGTGCGGCACCCACTTCGGAGTGCCTAGCCGCTTCCGCTCGGACAAGCTGGATAACGGCGAGACGTTCTACTGCCCCAACGGACATCCGCGCGCCTACGTAACGAGCGAGGTCGATCGGCTGAAGAAGCAGGTCGCCGACCTCGCCGCGGAGCGTAACCGCCTGTTCTCAGAGAAGGCTTCAGCCGAGGAGCGCGCACGCCGAATCGAGCGGCGCATCGGCCGCGGTGTCTGCCCGTGGTGTAAGCGGACGTTCGGGAACCTCGCACGGCACTGCGAGGCGAAGCACAAGAAGGTGGTGACCCCATGCCGCTAGACAAGGCTCCCGATCCCCGCCCCGTCGCGGAGCACTGCGGCGTTCATCCCAAGGCCAGGCTCCATCAGACCTCTAGCGGCTGCTGTTCCGAGGGCTGCGATTGCGACTGCCCCTCCTGCGTCGCGGCGCGGGAGGAGGAGGAGAAGCCGTGAACCCCCTCCTGCGCCTCTGGACCGCGCGCGGGGAGCGATGAACGGCCACCCGATGACGTGGCGGTCCGCCTGGAGGACCGCGAAGGAGATTACACCTTGAAGAAGAACCGCATGGCATTGAAGAAGGTTGTTTCCGGCGACGGAACCGTCGAGTGGATCAATGTCGGCAACGGCCGCTGGCTCAGCGCAGCCGCGGCTGCCAAGGTCGCTCTCGACGCCATGTACGCCGAGCCACACGAGGACATCGTGATAGTCGAGTGCGTGTTATCGCTCACCGCCGACGTGAAGCCGAGACTGGTGACGCGATGACCACCCCCCCTGCCCGCGAGCGGCGCCTGAACTGGCCCGTCATCATCTACTTCCTTGTTCTGTGCGGGTGCGCTGCGTTGCGTCGTTTGGACAGGATCGCCCGATGACCCGCGAGGCCGAGATCAGGGCGAGGCTGGAGGACGACAAACTGCCATGAGCGCGCAGCTCAAGCCGTTGCACGAGCGCATCTGGAAGAAGGTCAGGCTCACGCCTTCTTGCTGGGAATGGACTGGCGGAAACTTTTCCTGGGGCTACGGTGCAATCACATTCGACGGGCGCCATACTACTGCTCATCGCGTTTTCTGGACGATTGCCAACGGCCCTATACCGAAAGGCTTGTTCGTTCTCCACAAGTGCGACAACCCTTCCTGTGTAAGGATTGACCACTTATTTCTTGGCACCCATACCGACAACGTGCGCGACTGCCTTCGCAAAGGACGCTACAGGAACTGGCAACACTACAAGCCCACCTTCAAGTGTGGCCATCCTAAGGATGAGCCTCATCTTTTCATCTCTGGGGGCGAACGGAGATGCCGCCCGTGCACTTCCGCCTACTGGAGAAAGCGCAACCGCGTGAGAGCCGAGAGGAAAAGGACCGCCCTCTCCGCCGTGAGGAGCGAGGCGTGAGCAGCCCGTTCGGAAACTGTCCTTACTGCGGGTGGCCGCTTCCGCAGACGACCGCGGCTGGGCACATCTGCCCTCCGGGAGCCTTCAACGTGACCGCAGGCGGAAGCGCGAGTGGCGGAATCGACTGGCAGGATCGCGCCGAGCGGGCGGAGGAGGCTCTCCGCCAGGCGCGGCTCAACCAGAGCGCGCGCATCGAGCAGGAACGGCGAGAGGCCGAGTCCCTCCTCGCCCTCCACGAGCGGTTCTTCGCGGCCTACAGGCGGTACTGCAAGGATGGGGCTTCGGGGTGCGACGAGATCAATGCCGCCGAGCGCGCCGTCGAGGACGCGAAGAAGGAGAAGCATGGTCCGCAGGAATGACCCTCCGTCGTGGAGCCACTCCGTTCCGGTTGGAGGGAGCAGAGTTTTCGTGGTCTCGTTCACCGTGAAGAGTTCGGGCAACCTGCGCCGTGACCGGGTGCTGGCGCGCGAGATCGCAAAGACGGTCAAGGCCGCAATCGCATCGGAGAGGAAGGAGGCAGGGAAGTGACGCCCGAGGACGTCGAGCGGTGGTGGGACGAAGCCCGAAACGGTCGAGGCACCCACGGTCCCGCAGAACGGGCGGCCTTCGCCCGCAAGGTCGCGGCTGCGGCGAGGGCGGAGGCGACCCAATCTCGCCCCTCGAAGGCGGTCCGCAGAGAGAAGACGACCCGGATCCTCCGCGAGCGCGACGACGCCCGCAACCTCGTCGCGGAGGTCGCCTCGGGCGTGACGCACTACCAGGGCGCGGGCGGGTGCGGGGACCCCGGGCCGTGCGTCCGGTGCCAGCGGGACGAGGCGAGGGAGAGGGTGAAGGCGCTGGAGGAGTTCCTTGCCAAGTGGGAAGCCTGCGTCTCGAAGATCCCCTACGTTGAGGCGAAGCGGCTTGGGATCATCGACGCGATGGCGGGCGCTCTACTGGGGCCTGCCCTCTCCGCGCCCAAGGAGAAGGAGTGAACTTCACCGTCGGACGACAACCATGCTGGACCTTCCGAGAGAAGATGGAAACCCCTCTTGGAAACCGCCACGAGTGTTACGGTCCTTGGGATGTTAAGGAGCCTAAGCCGCTTTGTGGGATGACAGTTTCCTTTTGTGACAACTGCGCCATGGACCATCACGAAGGCGGGTGGAACATGTGCGGAACAAGGCCCAAGGAGAAGGAGGAGACCAAGTGACGCCCGAGGAGAGGTTGAGGGAGATCCGGGATCGGCTCGAAGAAACCACGACGCTTGGGGGTTCTCGCTACGAAAGAGATCAGATGCTCGCCGACGTAGTTTTCCTACTCGCCGACTGCGAGAACGCCAGGCGCGAGGCGATCGAGGAGGCGTGCGCTGTGCTCCGAAAACACTACGGCGACCTCAAGGGAGAGAACGAGGGGCTGCTCGCTGAGATTGTCTCCGAGATCCGCGCCCTCCTCCTCGCGGAGGAGAGGGAGGGGTCGTGATCCACTACACTATCGAACTGACCGACTGCACAAACGTCCTGCTCGCCGAGATCGCCGACGACGAGATGAAGCGCCGAGACGTTGCCCTCACCTACGCGATGGCGCTGGTAGCCCGCGAGACGGTGGGCTGGCACGCGGTCAACAAGGCGATCATCGAGCGGTGGAGCAAGTCCGGGCTCATGTGGATCAAGAAACAGGCGTGGCGGATTGCGGGGAGGAAGACGTGAACGTGGGACCCAAACCTAATAAGCGCCGAAAGCGCAAGAAGCCAAAGATCCGACTCCGATGGGTCCAGACACGGGACCGTCACAAGGGCGGAGGCATTCACTAATTTGGGACCCCGCGCAGCACGGAAGGACGTGCTAGACAAGTCCAGGGGCCGGTGGGCTTACGGACTCTCATGGTACGACTGGACACCCACCACCAGTAAGGGCCAAAGCCGGTTTCGAACCCGGCCGCGGGGTCCTTTTCAACTAGGAGGCTGACGTGAACTTGAAGGACGACCTGGACCGCATCGCCCACCAGACCGAGCGGGATCTCTACGAGGGTCCGACCTCCCCGACGGCCATCGAGGCGAAGATCCGCCGCGCGCTCGCCGAGTTCGGGGAGGCGTGCGCGAAAGAGAGTGACGCACTCCGTCTGAACGAGTCGATCGCTTACATGAACGGGGTGGATGATCTGGCAGCGCGCATCCGCTCCGCCCTCGGACAGGAGGCGAAGACGTGAAGCCCCCCAAGAAGCCCCGCCGCCCCCTCCACGAGACGGTTCTATCCGTGAGCGTCAGCGTTACTCCTCCGTCCACCGTTTCCTCGGTCACCTACGCGGGCGTCCCGATGAAGCGAATCCGTGGTACCCCGAAGTCGAGCGAGGGAACCTGGACCGCCGTCGTCTGGACCAAGGCCCCCAAGAAGAAGAAGCGGGGAGCGTGAGGTGAGACTCCTGATCCGAGCCAACGCCCGCGAGATCCCTCTCCGGGACGAGTCCGTGAACTGCTGCGTGACCTCGCCCCCCTACTGGGGCCTGCGGGACTACGGGACGGCGAAGTGGGAAGGTGGGGACGATGCGTGCGATCACGTTGAGCGCACAGCCGCGTCGGTCCATGCGTCAAGCACCCTCGGGCCGAAGCGCGACGGCCTCACGCCCGACAATGCCGCATTCCGCGCGTTAGAACGCCAGTTCAAATCCGAATGCGCCAAGTGCGGGGCCAAGCGTATCGACTCCCAGCTCGGCCTCGAATCCACGCCCGAGCAGTACGTCGCCGAGATGGTCGCCGTGTTCCGCGAAGTGCGGCGAATCCTCAAACCCGACGGAACTCTTTTTCTGAACATCGGCGACTCGTACATGGGGGGCGGGCCGAGGCAGACGGGGCGCAACGACACTAGTCGTGAGACGCCGGGCGGGCGTGGCGGCTCATTCCGCGGTGGCGTTCGGCGTGCAGTCGCTTGTGACACGCGCGGCAAAGCACCTGGAGATTCGCCAGATCGTGATTGTCTTTGCGGAAGTCTCTGTGATGCGTGTCGCGCGGCGTATCGCCTAGGCATCTCTCACAGCGGTATCCCGCCCGCTCCCACGCAAGACGCTTCACAGTCCGCGTCCACCCTCGCGCATACGGAATCTGCGTCCTCCCATCCTCCCACATCGGATTCCGCTCCGCAGGCTGGCCACAGCGCAGACGCCACGCAGGATCTTGCGACAGCGCCATCCCGCGTAAGCGCGCAGCCTCGCTGCGCTCAGGACTCCACCAGCGTCGAATGCGCTCAGCCGTCGCGCGACTCGCGCTCGCAGGCTTCCACCCCGGACGCTTTATGCCGGCTGTGCGCTCGCTCATTCGCGCGTTGTGCTCCGGCGTCCGCTGATACGACGGCTTGCACTTGCGGCACTGGCTCGCTCGCGGGTGCATCGGTCCGCGGCACGTCGGACACGTCTTCTTCGCGCTTGGCATACCCAAGTATAAGCATCGCGCCCCCTAAGCCAAAGGACTTAGTTGGGATCCCGTGGATGCTGGCCTTCGCCCTCCGCGCAGACGGCTGGTACCTGCGCTCGGACATCATCTGGGCGAAGCCGAATCCGATGCCGGAGAGCGTGACCGACCGGCCCACCAAGGCGCACGAGTACCTGTTCCTGCTGGCCAAGGCGGAGCGGTACTACTACGACGCGAGCGCAATCAGCGAGCCGGCTACCTATGCGGGCGATGTCAAGCACGGCCTGGGGAGCACGAAGGAGTTTGACCCTGAGCGCCAGCGGACGCTACTGAGGGGCGAGCGCCTCGTCGGCGACACCCGCAACCGCCGCTCCGTCTGGACCGTGGCCACCCAGCCCTACCCCGAGGCCCACTTCGCCACCTTCCCGCCCGACCTCATCAAGCCGTGCATCCTCGCGGGGTGTCCCCGAGGCGGCATCGTCTTCGACCCCTTCGTCGGGTCCGGGACGACGGTCCGGGTCTCCGTCGAGGAGGGCAGGAGAGGGGTCGGCCTTGACCTCTCTGCGAAGTACCTGGAGATGGCGACGAGGAGGACGGCCGCGCTCACCGCGCCGTTTCCCGAATGCGCGTGATCCTTTGGCTCTTGAGACTCCGCGACGCCCTGCGGCTATCGAAGAAGCGGGGAGGGTGAGGTGAACGTCGCTGACCGAGCAACCGCCCCCCGCCGCTGGACGTTCGGCGACAACCCGCTCGATTACCCCTGCGAGCAGTGCAGCCATGTCGCCCGCGAGCACGGGTCGCGTCACCGATGCCACCACGAGGACCAGGTGCCCCGACGCCACCCGTCTTGGCTCACCCGACTCGACCGCACGGTCGCCGTCCGATGCCCGTGCGGATACAAGACGAGAGAGAGGAACTGCTTCGGGAGATGAGACTTCTCTTGTGGATCCTCCGCCTCTGGGACGCCTACCGCCTCGCCGCCACCTACCGCATCCCCTGGACCCAGGCCCGTGAGGAGGCGAGGAGGCTCCGCCCATGACCGGCGTCCCCTTGGGCCTCGGTAAGAGGAAACACCTCACTCCTATGCGAGCCGCATCCGGTGGCGCCTACCTCGGGGCGATGACGCCCGAACGCGCCGCCGAGATCCGCCTCATCCGTGCGGCCGCGACCGCGAAGGGACGCGATGACGTGAAGCGATTTACCCGCGACTGGTTCCTCGCCGCCCTCGAGGAGTGGAACGCGAAACGGACCGACGAAAACCTCGAAGAGCTCATCGGATGCTGGCGAGCGTGGAGAGGAAAATGAAGGGCACGCGCGCGAAGGGGAACCGCCTGGAACTCGAACGCCAGCGCCAGTTCGAGGCCGCGGGTGCGCTCGTCCTGCGCGCCCCGATGAAGATGGTCCGCATCGGCCCCGGCAAGGACGACTGGATCATGACCTCGGCCGACTTCTTCGGAGTCGCCGATCTCCTCGTCTCGTGGAAGTTGCCCGCCTCGGACGTGCCGAGGTTCGTCGTGAAGAAGTCCATCCCGGAAACCCCGAGTTGGAATCCGGCGAACTGGGAGCCGGGGCGGATCATCCTTGACACTCCGGCGGCTACCTTCTACGCGGGCCAGCGCCACCTCCTCGTCTCCGTGACCACCCTCACGAACGTCGCCGCACGCCGCAAGAAGATGGGCGCGCGAGCCGAAGAACTCATCCGCTTCGGATGGGCCTGCGAGGTCCACGCTCGAGCCGACCGGAAGCCGTGGAGAGCGTGGCGAGCGCAGCTCCAGGTCGCTGTCCCGATCACTCCGGAGAGCAGGGCTGGGTGGATTCCGGAGGACGAACGGAGTCGCATCGTCTGGACCGAGGTCGACGACTACCTCCCCAAGCCCCTGACGAAACGAAAGGAGACCGTCGCGTGAACCGAACCGCCATCGTCGTCCTGGTCCTCGTGCTCGCGGCCTGCGTCTCCGTGGGCCGCCCCTACCGCGCCGATGCGGTCGCGGACCTGAAGCCCGGCATCACGACCGAGGCCGAAGCCGCGATCCTCCTCGGCCGTCCCCCGACGCACCGGCAGTCCTACTTGAGTGACGGGAATCCTCCATCGTGGGAGCCAGGCGATCACTTCCTGGCGTGGGTTCACGGGCGCTGGGCGTTCGGCCGGGGTGTGAGTGGACGCTCTCTCGTCCTCATGTTCGATCGGGCTGGAACCCTGAAGGAGATCGTCCGGCAGACCGAGATCCAGCGCGGCTCACTCCACGGGGATAAAACCCGCTGATCTGATTGTTACCTCGTTACCTCCGGAGCACCCCGACGGCCCGCTCGATCCCCGGTAGCGCGCCCGCGATAGCAACCGCGCGCCCATTTCGCAAGTCGCCCTCCGTAACCTCCGTCCTTCGCCTCTTTCCGCCTCTTCCGCTCGGGCGAAGTTTGCATGTCCCTCGGCCGGGACGGAAGATGCCTCGGTGACGACGCCGGCTCGCCGAAGCGACTTTCCGAGCAGTTCCGAAAACTCTGCGCCGGTTCACCCGGATCTGCGCCGTCAGCGCCGGCGACTCGTCGAGGAACTTCTTCTTCGCGGGGAGGCTCGGTTCCGCATCGCGCTCGACGTGGCGCGGCAGATGGGCGTCTCGAGCCGGTTGGTGCGGAGGGACATCAACCTCGTTCAGCGTCGTTGGCTCCGGTGGGAGGAGGGGAAGGGGCACCGCCGGCTCGTCCTGAACATGCAGCGAATGGACTGGGCGATCCGCAAGGCGATGGATCGCACCCCTCCCGACTACGCGAAGGTCGCCGAGATCGCAAACAGCCAGGCGAAACTTCTCGGCTACGGCCTCGCGAACGTCTTCATCGACAACCGCCAGCAGAGCGTCAACTTCGGCACGGGCGCGAGCGCCGGACGCGCGCTCTCGGATCTCTCCTCGCTGATCGAGCGGCTCGAGAAGATCCCGCCCGACGATCTCCGCGCCGCCTTCGCGCGCGCGCGGTCCGCCGCTCTCGCTCCTCGCCCTCTCGCCCTTCCCTCCGGGAATGGAGGAACGGCACCGAACGGGAATCCCCCATGCAGCAGCGAAACGATCCCGTCCTCCTAGCCCTCCCGACTCCCTCGGTGCGCTTCGGTCCGGAGGTCCGCGCGGGCATCCCCTGGCCCGTCGTCGAGTGCGTCTACGATCCTTCCATCGCGATCGAGGATCTCGGAGCGTGGGCGGGACGGCTCGCGTCCGAGGACGTGCGGTGGTGGGTACTCGCCGGGACGCGCCGCGACGATCAGCGAATCGGGATGCTCTCCCTCAACGCGCAACTCTCGACTCCGGGCCTCTCGCTCGCGTGGCGGACTCCTCTCTTCGCCTGCTCCTTCGAGGCCGAGGCAGCGTCGGTGGCGAACCTCTTCGGCCTCTTCGCGCGCCGCGGTTCGATGGATCTGCGGCTTCGCGTCGGCGCCTTCTACCGCTCGCTCCAAGTTCCCTTCGACTTCGGTCCCTCGACCTGGACCATCGTGCGGCCGCGGGGCCGAAACGGAGATCGGCTCGCATCGGCCTCGCCGCTCTGGTAGAGCCGGGTGCCGTGGACCTGCGCGTCGAGGATCTCTTTGCCGGCTACTCTCCCGCCTCACTCGACCTCCTCGAGGACGCGCTTCTCCCCTCGGCGTGGGCCTCGAGACGCCGGACCATCGTGGACGAGCGAGGCGTCCTCGTCGCCTACGGATTCCTCGGCCGCGAATACCTGCGTGCGATCCACGACGACCTAGGACCCCGCATCGTCGTCGAGAAAGGAACCCAAGTCGGGCTCTCCGAGACGGCGCTCAACCGGGCCTTCCACGCCCTCGCGGCCCACAACCTTGACGTGCTCTACGCGATGCCGACCGATGGGGATGTGCGAGACTTCTCGGCCGGCCGCTTCGCCCGCACGCTCGAGACCTCGCCCGCGCTCGCTCATCTCTTCCGCGCGACCGACAACGTGCATCACAAGCGTGCCGGCCAGGCGAACCTCTACCTCCGCGGTGCCCAGTCCGAGGCGGGCCTCACCTCGATCCCCGTCGCCCTCGTGATCCTCGACGAATACGATCTGATGGCCGACCGCTCGGTCGAGCTCGCATCGCAGCGCCTCGGCGGGCAGGCGTGGTGGACGCGGATCGACATCTCGAAGCCGAGTCTTCCGGGACTCGGCATCGACGCGGCCTTCCTCGCCTCCGATCGTCGTCGATGGCGCGTGCCGTGTGCTCGGTGCTCTTCCGGCGAGCCTCTGCGATTCCCCGACTCTCTCGACGGGGACCTCATGGCATCCGCTTCCGAGGTCGCCTGGCGCTGCCTCGCCTGCGGCTCGAGGTGGACCGAGGAGCAGAAGCGAGACGCCGTGGACCGGGGATGGTGGGAACCCGATCGCCCGTCGGCCGAGCTCCGCGGCTACCACGTCCCGCAACTCCTCTCGCCCGTTCGGACCGCGGCCGATCACGCGCGGCGCTGGCGCGAGGCGCAAGGGCGCCCCGAGGCCGTCGCCGAGTTCTGGCGCTCATGCGCGGCGGAGCCCTACGTCCCGGCCGGAGTCCGCATCGACGACGGCATGGTCGAGGACGCTTTCCGGGCCGGCCTCTCGGAGAGCGCGCCCGGCCCGCCCCGCGGCGTCCCCGTCACCTTCGGCGTCGACGTGGGCGTGAACCACCACTTCGTCGAGGTCTCTTCCTGGGCCGGTGACGGATTCAAGAACGTCCTCCTCGCTCGCGTGGTCCGGAACTTCGACGAGATCTACGACCTCGTCCGTCGCTTCCGGCCCCGCTCGATCGTGGTCGACGCGAACCCGAACACCGAGGCGGCGCGCGCCTTTCAGAACCGCCTGGGCAACAGCGTCTGGCTCGCCTTCTACGCGAAGGGAATGCTAGAGGCGATCCGGTGGCACCCCGAGAACGGGACCGTCTCGATCAACCGGACGGAGATCCTCGACAAGGTCGTCTCTCGCTTCATGGCGCGGCGCGTGGGCGTGCCCCGGGACGCCCCCGCGGAGTACATGCCGCACCACCGCGCCCTTCAGAGGGTCGTCCAGATGAACGAGGCGAAGGGGAACGAGGAGGCTCGGTACGAGTCCTCTGGCGCGGACCACTTCGCGCACGCCGCGGCGTACAACGAGGTCGCCGGCACCTCCCTTCCCGAGGAGGACCCGGGCCGAGACTGGCCCCAGGACCGCGCCGACGCCCTCTCGACCCGGGGCGAAACGCGCAAGATCGAAAAGGCGCTTGTGGCCGACGAAGGCTGGCCGCAGGATCTCTCCGGCGACCTGACGTGAAAAGAATCGAGACCCTTCCCGCGCGCGTCGGCCGGGGCGAGTACGACCGCTACCTCCTCCCTTCGGTCCGGCGCGAGACGAGCCCCGCCTTCCTAGCGACGCAGGAGTCGATCCTGTGGGACCCCTCTGGAACCACGGTCATCGGCCCGAGCGAAGACCTCGACGTCCTCACGGAGCAGGAAGACCTCGGATGGATCGCCCTCAACGGAGGCGGGTCCTTCGCCTACGGAGGGATCGCCCTCACGGACCGCTGGCAGGTTCTCCGCCTCCTGGGAGGCATGGTCCACCGGAACCCGATCGCGACAAACATCGTAAACAACTACTGCTACTTCATCTCCGGCCCCGGCTTCTCCTTCGACCTTGCGGACGACGGGGCCAAGGAAGAGTTCGACGCCTGGGCCGAGGAGGTGGACCTCCACGAGGCGATCGAGGAGATGGTCTACACCACCGCCCTCTTCGGCGAGTCCTTCATCGTCGGCTACGAATTCCGGCCCCTGGGAGAGAGGCGCCCCACGAAGCGGCCCGACTCGGATGCGGAACGCTCCTACGAGTCGTTTCGAATCCTCGACCCCTTCGCCGTGACGGAGATCGCGACGAACCCCGACGACTCGAAAGAGGTCTGGGGCTACCTCCTCGCCACGACGGGAGCGCACGGGGTCTGGGTCCATCCCGACGACGTGATTCACGTCTCCTTCCGCCGGCCCTGCCGGCAGATCCACGCCGCGCCCCTCCTCTTCCCCGCGATCGTTCCGCTGAACCAGATCGAGAAGTTCGCGGAGAATAGGTACTGGCTCAACTTCGTCCGCGCCCGCTTCCCCGTGATCCGGCAGGCGCAGGGGCCGAGCGGGACCAGCGCGGACAAGGAAGCCAAGGACGTGAAGTGGCAGAAACTCCCCCCGCCCGGGACGATGTTCTTCGACAAGGGGAACGTGACGTGGCACTTCCCCTCCCTGAACATCGGGAGCGGCGACGTCTGGGAGGACTGGCGCGTCCTCGTCCTCCGCATCGCCTCGGCCGTCTCCCTGCCCGAGTACCTCGTCGTGATGGACGCCTCGAATTCGAACTACTCCTCGACCATCGTCGCGGAGTCGCCCGCCCACCACCTCTTCAAGTCCCTTCAGAGCCGGATCGCCCGACGCCTCACGAAGATGCTGGCGTGGTTCCACGAGGAAAAGATCAAGGTCACTCCCTCGCCGATCATCCGAAGGGACCGCAACGACGACTCCCAGGCTCTCGCCTCCGCCCGGGACCGCGGCGCGATCTCGCGGCAGACCTATTGCGACGAGATGGGTTTCGAGTGGGAGGGCGTCGACGGCGAGAGGGCGCGGATCGAGAGGGAGAGGGAGATGGGGCTTGGCCCGCCGGAGACCGGGTCGCCCATGCCGGAAGAGGGCGCACCCCAGGACCAGCCGGAGGAGGAGAAGGGCGGGAACGGGAAGGGAGCGCCGAAGAAGGGCGCCACAAAGAGGCCGGCGCCGAGAGCGATGGCCCGGCGCTTTGGCTTCTAGCCTCGCCCTCCGCGCCCGGATAAGGGCCGCCGAGGCGCAGCCGTTCGTCTCGCCTGCGGACTCTCTCAACGACAAGGTCTTCAACGCCCTCCTGCGCGCGCGCGTGGCGGGGATCGGCTTCGAAAACGACGTCGCGGACCGAGTCGCGACGGCCCTCCTCGACGCGAAGCGCGGGCTCCTCGCGCAGATCCGGGCCATTCGGGACTCCGGCGGGGAAGACCTCACGCCCGGCCTGCGCGCGAGCCTGCTCGATGCGGTGAACCGCGCCCTGGCCGTGGCACTCAACGGCGCCTCCGCCACGATCCAGGCCGGGGCCGAAGTCCTGGGCCGAGAACAGGCGCGCCTCGTGAACGGGGCCGTCTTCAACGCGGTGCGCGCCGTCGCCTCTCCGAAGGACTTGGCCGCGGGTGTCCTGGCCCGGCCCGAGCCCGCGACCCTCGCCGCGCTCGGGAACGTGAAGGCTCTCGGCCGCGGCCTCGACCGATGGAGGGCGAAGTTCTCGTTCGACGTCACCGACAAGGCCGACGCCCTCCTGGCGCGGCTTCAGGGAGAGGGGGCCGGCGTCGCCGCCGCGGAACGCGCCCTGGCCGACCTCTTCGGCGACCTCGGGCCGGACCTCGAAACGCTCGCGCGTACGGCCCTCGCCGAGAGGAGCGCGCAGGTCACCGAGGACTTTTTCGACCAGAACACCGACCTGATCGCGAAGGTCCAATACGTCGCCACGCTCGACGATCGGACCTGTCCGATCTGTGCCCCAGACGACGGAGAGGTCTTCCCGGAGGACGGAGATCGGCCTCGCCTTCCGCGGCACCTCAACTGCCGGTGCGTCTACGTGCCCGTCTTCGACGACTTCCCACTCGTCGGGGAGAAGAGGGCGTCCGGCTCTCCGGGCCGGCCCGACGTGCCGAGCCGCGTCACCTTCGACTCCTGGGTCTCGAAGCAACCCGCCGGAGTGCAGAAGGAGGTTCTCGGCGCGACGCGGTACTCGCTCTGGAAGAAGGGTCTCCTCGACCTCGGCGACTTCGTCTCGCACGGTTCGATCCTCTCCCTCGCCGACCTGAAGAGTCGGTTCGGAGGGGCGGTGCGCGACCTGATCGCGTCCCTCGGCTACTGATCCGCCGCGCTTGACTCCTCTCGGGCTGGCGAGTACCACCTTGCCGTGCGGCCGGAATTGTTCCAGACCGACGCCTTTGCCGAAGCCAAGGAGCCGGAGGAGGAGGGCGTCTACGAGGCTCTCCTCGTTCTGGCCGAGTCGAGGGCCGATCCGAAGAAGGGCGAGGAGAAGCGGGCCGCGGAATTCGCCATCGACGGGAACGTCCTCAAGGACGTGGCGATCCTCGGGCCGATCTCCCGCAACGACGAGGGCGGCGTGCGGTACCGCTTCCCGGAGGCTCTCATGGAGCGGGAGGCACCGAAGTACGGGGGCGTGCGCGTCTTCGTCGACCACGATCTCGACGCCGTTCGCGGGAAGAAGGTCCGAGACACGGAGGACCTCGTCGGCGTCACCGAGAATGCGCGATGGGACCCGACCACGAAGAGGATCAGGGCGGACATCCGCCTGGGGAAAACGGACCGGGCCATGCGCGTCCTCTCCATCGCCTCGGAGTTCCCCGGCCTCATCGGAATCTCTCCCTTCCACCACCTCACCCTGGACAAGGCGTCTGGAACGATCCAGCACGTCCGGAAGGTGCGGTCGGTTGACATCGTGACGGAACCTGCTACCACGGGCAGCCTCGCCGAGAGCACCCAGTCGGACGGAGACGAAAAGATGGACCCGAAAACACTCGCCGATCTCGAGGCGAACTTCCCCGCGCTGGTTCAGGAACTCGCCGCCGAGACGATCGTGCAGTTCCGCGCCAGCGAGGAGGGGAAGTCGCTGAAGGCCGCGGCGGAGGCCGCGACTAAGGAGCGCGACGCGGCGAGGGCCGAGACGGAGACCTTGCGGAAAAAGGTCGCCTCCGCCGAGAGCCGCGGCGTCGCCCAGGCCGCCCTCGAAAAGAGCGGCCTCCCGAAGGTGAGCCGGGAGCGAATCCTGGCGGCCTGCGACGGGATCGTCGTCACGGCCGAGTCGATCGGGAAGGCGATCCTCGGCGAGAAGACGTTCCTCGACTCCCTCCGCAAGGAAACGGGAGGCCGCAGCGCCGTGAAGGGCGCCGGGCCGGGCACCGGGACCGAGACGGAGGACGGGGAATGGTCCGAGTCCGCAACGGCGGCGGACGCGATCGTTCGGCGTGTCGTCTTCGGCCAGAAGCCGGCCGAGGAAGACGAGGAGGGAGACGGAGCGGCCGAGTCCGCGAGCGCCTCCGGTGGTCGCCGCGCAGCCCGCACGGGCAGGGAGTAAGAGATGGCGAAGATCGTCCCGAAGGCGAACGTCCGCGGCGAGGTCTTCGAAGCGGCCGGCACCCTGACGGCCGGGACCTTCGTCATCAAGGGAACCGGCGGCGTGGCGTCCAGACCGCGGCCACGCAGGAGACCTACGGAATCGTCTCCGAGGACGCCGTGACGGGCGACCTCGTGACGGTCTGGATCGTGGGCATGTTCGAGGCCGACGTTTCCGGCACGCCCGCTTCGGGCGACGCGCTGATGTTCTCCACGTCGGTCCAGGTGATCGCCGGAACGGCGACGAACAAGCAGATCGGCATCGCCACCCAGGACGCGGCAGGCGGCCGCATCCGCTTCTCGCTCAACTCCGTCGTCACCGGCGCGGTGAAGACCCTCTAGGCCGAGGGCGCAGGAGATTTCCGATGGTCATGTACGTCACGAGGAGGGACCCGGAGTCGGGACGCCTTCGGCGCGTCAAGGTCACCTCCGAGTCCCTGCGGAAGCAGACCCGGGTCCACAACCTCACGCGCATGTACGAGGCGCTCGGCGCGGAGGGCTTCGAGGAGTACTGCTGGCTCCTCCGCAAGAACGCGGACGTCGTGGTCGCGACCGAGGCACTCGGAATCGACTACTTCCCGAACATCACCCTCGACGCCGCCCACAAGGCGGTGATCGACGGGTACATGGCCGTGCCCGCGAACTGGCGGCAGGTCGTGAAGGTCGGCGTGGCGCCGGACTTCAAGGTCCAGAACAAGATCGCCGCGTCCGAGTTCGCCGACCTTCCGAAGGTGCCGAAGGGCTCGACCTACGAGAACATCACCCTCTCCGACGAGAAGGCGACGCTCTCCGTCGAGAAGAGAGGGGCGATCTTCGCCATCGACCTGGAGTCGAGGGCGAACGACGACCTCGGCCTCCTCACCGACACGGGCGGACGGTTCGGCCGCGCCGCGCAGAGAACCATCGGCCGGTTCGTCTTCAACGACCTGATCCAGGCGAACCCCACGATCTACAACGGCGCCGCCCTCTTCGCGGCGGGACACAACAACACCGTCACCTCCGCGGCGGCGATCAACGCGAAGAACCTCGAAGCGGTCGTCGCGAAGATGCGCAAGCAGAAGGGCCGGGCGACGATCCCGGGCGCGACGGCGGCGGAGACGGAGATCTACCTCACGCCCCGGTACCTCCTCTGCAACCTCGACGACGAGTGGGCCGCCCTGCGCCTGCTCGCCACCGAGATGCTCCTCACCGGAGGCGCCGCGGCCATCCTCCCCGGGGAGGCGACGGTGAACGTCGTCCGCGGCCTCTTCCGCGGCGTGGTCGCCTCGCCGTTCCTTACCACGGCCGGCGTCTGGTACGTCGTGACCGATCCCGCCGAGACGGCGCTGGCCGAGGTCGACTTCTGGCGCGGCATCGAGGAGCCCGAGGTCTTCCAGGAGCCGGCCGGAACGGGCCACGAGTTCGAGACGGACGCGACCCGCGTGAAGGCGCGCACCATCTTCGGGGGCGCCATCCTCGACTTCCGTCCCATCGTCAAGGCGAGCGCCTAGAGGCGCGCGCAGGAGGCGTAGCGAAACGAACCTTTCCTCGCGGCCGGACCATCACCCCGCCGCGGTTCTCCTCAGCCCCGCTCCGGACCACACCGCCGGGGCGGGGCGGTTCTTGAGTAAGGAAAGTCGATGGCTTCAGGTTCGAGAGGAGTCGGAAGCGACGGAGTTCTCCTCACCGCCTCTGCGTCGGTGAAGGGGACCGCGGGGCAGGTTCTTTCCGTTCTGGTCGTCCAGGGTTCCGCCGCGGGAAGGGTGACCTTGCGCGACGGAGGGTCGGGCGGCGCGATCAAGTGGCAGTGCGACACGGTCGCTCTGGGTTCCTCGATTCCCTGCGCCCTTGGAGGCTCCTTCGGCCTTGAGTTCGACACCGACATCTTCTGCGAAATCGCCGGGGCCGGCACGAAGGCGTCCGTGGTCTTCATCTAGGAGACGGAAATGTCGGGCGGCGAATACGGCCAGGGATCGAAGTCGGCGACCTTCTCCGGCTCGGGAACCGTTCTCGCCCGAGGGGGTCGGGTCTGGGCCGTCTCCCTCGACGGCACCGCGAGCGCGTCTGCGGAACTCCGCGACGGCGGCGCGGGCGGCACGCTGCGATGGACCCTCGCGACGGGTCCGTCCGCCATTCCCGTCGTGGCGACCTTCCCCGCAGGTCTGGAATTCAAGACCGACATCCACCTGATCCTTGCGGGCGTCGCCGCTAGGGCGAACGTCGCCTTCGACTAGGGGCCGTGGCGTTCACCTACGACCCGACCACGGATAGGGGCCGGGTCCGGCTCCTCCTCTTCGACACGGACTCGACCGTGGCGATCTTTCAGGACGCCGACGTCGACGCCTTCCTCGCCCTCACCTCCGACCTCACGGGCCGCTTCGCCGTCTTGGAGGCCGCCATCCTCGGGTGCAACTCGATCGCCGCGGGCCGCGCCCTGGGCGCGGGAACCGTCACGATGGGCGCCTTCACCCTTCGCCGCGAGGAGGTTGCCGCCGCCTACCGGGCGTCGGCCGAGTCCTACTCGAAGCGGCTCGAAGAGGTGGCCGAGACGGCGATGGTCGACTGGACCGACGAGGACACGAAGTGGGCGAAGATCGTCACGGGCGCCCTGAGCGAGGAGAAGGAAGAGGATCGGTTCTAGCCGATGCCTCCCGACCTGCCGATCCCGACGACCCTCCGTCTTCTGCCCGCGGAAATCTCCCGCCTCAAGGCGGACGTCCTTCTGCAACTCACCGACACCCTCACCGTGCGGCGCTCCGCGCAAAGCCTCGCCTCCGGCGTGAAGGACTTCGCCGAGGCCGCCGTAGGGACCTTCAAGGGTCTCGTGATGGAGGTCGGGGGGTTCCTCCTTCCGGCCGAGATAGGGCGAGTCGCCGGGGCCGAGGTCGAACTTCTCGCGGAGGAGTCTTCCGCGCTGACCGAAAACGACGAGGTCTCCTCGGCAAAGACGGGCGAGACCTATACCATCACGGCCTCCTTTCAGATGCGCGCCCCCGACAAGACCCCCCTGTTCCGCCGCGCCCTGGGCGTGGTCACGAGGGCGACGTAGTGGCGGGCTGGAACATCGAGGTCCGCCTGCCCCGGGAGACGATCCCGGAACGGGCGCGGAAGGTCGTCGGTCCCTTCATCAACCGCGTCGTCCGACGCGCGGCCGGGGAGGCTCTCCGGCAGGCGCGCCTCCTCTCGCCCGTCGATACGGGGGCGCTGCGGGCGAGCATCGTGGCGACCTTTCAGGAGGGGCCGCGCTTCACCGCCCTCGTCGCGCCTGGGGTCTCCTACGCCCCCTGGGTGGAGTTGGGGCGGGCCGCCGGGGAGAGGATGCCTCCGCCCCAGGCGCTCGAAAAGTGGGTCCTACGCCACGGCTTCCTCGGAGGCAAGTCGTCCCGCCGGAGGGCGTCGGCCTCCGCGATCCGGTCCGCCGCCTTCGTCCTGGCCCGGGCCATCGCCCGGCGAGGAATCCGCCCCCGCCCCTACATGGCGTTGGCCGCCGCGGCGGCGCAGCGGGTCGTCGACCTTTCCATCGCCGAGTTCCGGCGCGGCGCCTGATGCCGGTCAACCTCGCCACGGTCGAGGTCCTGAACGCGATCCTGGCCCGGATCACGACGGTCCTCGGCACGCCCCCGAACCTGGGCGCGGGCGCCGCTGCCGTCTACGAGGTGGGCGGCCTCGGAATGCTCCCGGCGCGCGCCGACCTCTCCATCGACCTGCCCGCCATCTTCGTCCTCCCCGCCCTGGCCGAGATCGACCTCCGAGACGTGGGGGGGACCGCCTTCCGATTCGACTTCCTCGCCCGCGTCCTCTACCTCGAAAAGTTCGCGCCCGGCGCGAACGTCGAGAAGAACCTCATCGGACGGATCAACACCCTCGCCCACGTCTTCCTCGACGACATCTCCCTGGGCGAGCCCACGATCTCCTCCGCGCAACTCCTCCTCGCCTGGACCTCCGCGATCGACTACCGCCCCCCCGAGGTCGAGGCGCTTGTGGCGACGGGCCGGGCCGATATAGTCGGAGGGGTCGTAACGGTTCGGTGCCGCCTCTACACCCAACGCTTTTGACCGAGACCCGAAAGTTCCGTCGCGTCTCGCCGAACCCGGTCTTCCTTCAGGAGTTGAACCGATCCGTGGCCGAGGGGGACGAAATCGAGATTCGGTCCGACTGCGGACTCGGCCCTCCGGACTGGGAAGAGTGCCCCGTCTCCTCGGACGACTCCGCTCCCCCGCCGCCGCGGCGGCGCAAGGTCGCAGACCAGGAGTAGCACATGCCCGTTCCGCGAACGACTCGTTCCGCCCTTGCCCTCGGAGACGAGACGGCGTGGGGGACCGCGGTCGCGCCGGACCGCTTCTACAACACCCCGGACGGAGCCCTCGACTTCAAGACCGTCACGGGGCGAGGCAAGAATGCGTCCGCCTCGGAGGGGGTCCAGATGGCGCTCGGCCTCGTGCCCGGGGCGACACACGTCGAGGGCCGGGCCACGGTCCTGATGGACTACGCCCAGAACGGTCGGTGGCTGAAGCACGTCATGGGCGCGGCCTCCCCTGCGCCAACGGCGGTCGGAGTCGCAGGCTTCCTGCACAAGTGGATCGTCGACCCGACCCACACCGCCGTCGAAGGTCGCGGGCTCACCGTCGAGGTCCCCCTTCTGTCCTCGGGCGGAGGCGCGCGATCCCGATACCGCGGCTGCAAGATCTCCGAGGCGAGGCTCTCAATCGAGGCCGGCGGCGTCATGCTCGCCGACCTCTCCTTCCTCGGAAAGAACGTGCTCTCCGAGGCTTCCGTCCCGACGACCTACGTTTTCACGACGCAGCCGAAGATCGCGGCGAACCAGTTCGGGGCCACCCCGATTCTGAACGTAGTGGGAGCCACGACCACCGCGTTGCGGGTGAGGCGCTTCTCCCTTGCGGTCCGAAGCGGCGTCCGCCACTACGACCCGACCATCAACGACCTGGAAAGGGCGGAGCCGATCCGCTCCGGTCCCTACGAGATCGAGTGGGAGGCAGACGCGGAGGGAGATACGGCGGACGTCGTCGTGCTGGCTTCGATGCTCAACAACCCGAGGTCCACTCCCGCCGGATTCCTTCCCGCCGTCACCCTGCAACTCGACGGTCCCGTCATCGCCGGACAGACGGATCGCTACTTCATCCGCTTCACGATGCCGAGGAGTTCCATCGACGCCGGAGGAGATCCTGTCCTGCCGCGCCTGGGCGAGCCCGCCATGCTGAACCTGCGTGGCACCGCCTCCAGGGCCGACCTGGGCTCCGACGATCCCCTTCCGGCCGATACCGGGCCGCTCGTGATTCAGATCCAGAACAAGACGTCGGGCGCCGACGTCTAGAGTCCCCCGTTAGAGGAGAACCGTGATGAACCCGATCGCAGACCTCGTCCTCAACCTCGCGGACGGAACCGCCTTGCCGATCCGCCCTCCCACCCTGGGCGACCAGAGGCGGGTGATGAACGCCCTTGGCGCGGCCGGGATCAAGGTGAACGACCCGGACCCGAACGCGACGGGGAATTCGGAGTTCGTCTACCGCCTCCTCTACGAATGCGCGCGGTTCGACGGCCGCCCCAGGCCGGCGACGGTTGACGAGTTCCTCGACCTCATCCCCCTCGTCGCCATCACGGAAGCAGGAGAAGCGTTCGCCGATTTTTTCGGACGCCGGACTCCGTCCCGGAATACGTCTACGCCCTCGCCCGCGTCGGCCTCGGATACCGAGACGCCCTCCTGATCCCGTTCGCGCTGGCGTGGGAGGTTCTGCGCCAGCGGCAACTCGACTACGACCGCCGCGCCTTCGTCGCGCGGGGCCGCACCTCGTCGAAGACGTGGGGGGTCCACGACCCGGTCGCGGGGGCGTTCCTGGGCTGGTAGAACGGCGCCGTGGTCGAGCCGCGCGACATCGGAATCCGGATCACCGCCGAGGACCAGACCTCGGGCGCGATGCGGACCGCCGGAAGGGCGGTCTCGGACTTCGGCGAGCGCGCGAAGGGAATCCTCGGCCCTCTACGAGACATAACGGTCGCCGCTGCGGGCGTGCGGGCCGCGTTTGCGGCAGTGACCGGGGCCGTCTCCTCCCTCGTCAAAGAGTTCGAGCAGAGCCGGGAGGCTGCGGCTCGCGTGCGGATCGCATTCAAGTCGGAGGGCGAAGAGGCGGGGGCGGCGACGCGGAAGGTCTTGGAGTTCTCCGATGCGCTCTCGCGCGTCACCCGATTCACAGACGAACAGATCGCGGGAGCGGCGGCCCTCCTCGCCACGCTGCGCGGCCTTCGCGGCGAGGGGCTCGAACGGGCGACGCGCGCCGCGGCGGATCTGGCCGAGGCGATGGAGACTGACATCCGGAGCGCGGCAAGGTTGCTCGCTCGCGCCGACGAGTCGACGGCAGCGTTCCGGCGTCTCGGCGTCGCCTTTCAAGAGGGCGAGGACCCGATAGCGATCGTCGAGCGAACGATGGGGGGTACGGCCCAGGCGCTCGCCTCGGCGGCAGGGGGGAGCCGAGAACTCTCGAACTCCTTCTCCGAACTGAAGGAGGGCATCGGCGCGATCATCGCTCTGCCGATCGTCCCTGTCTTCCGCGGGCTCGGATTCCTCTTCCGCGAGGTCGGAGGTTTCGCCCAGGGCTTCGCCGAGAGCCTCGGCGTCGTCGCGTCGAAGGCTGCCGAGGCCGCCAAGGAATCGAACGTCCTCGTCCGACTCCTCGAAAAACTCGACACGCCCCAACTCAAGGCCGCGAGAGAGGCGCAGATCGCGCGGGAGTTTCCCGGAGGCGCGGAGCAGTTCCAGAAGGACACCATCTTCACTCGGCGCCCGGGGCCGGCCGAGGCGTTCGGGAAGGCGGTCGTCGAGCAGTTCACCGTCGTGCAGGAAGAGGTTGCGAAGACGGGCGTGTTCCTCGCGGATGCGTTCGGGGTTCGCAAGTTCTTCCCCGACATCGACGCCCTGGTCGCGAAGGTTGCGGACGCGCAGAAGTTCGCGCCCGGCACGGAGGGTCTTGAGGACTTCCGGAAGGCCGCGAAGGAGGCCGCCGACGCCGTCGACGACTTCGCCGTCTCGCAGCGCGTCGAGGAGTTCCGGGCGTGGAACAAGGAACTAATCGAGTTCAACCGGCTCCGCGTAGAGGGGGCGAAGTTCCAATCCGTTGCCGCCGGCCTCACCACCGCCGGGGCACTCGTTCAGAGCATCTCGCTCGGGGTCGAGAAGTTCGGGACCGAGATCGCCGCAGGGGTTAAGGGCACGGACGATCTCGTCGCCGCGCAGCGG